CATAAATCGACCCATCTACTGTGCTGGCCCGAGCGTGACCGGGGCATGGTTGAGGGCGGGATGGATTGGTCCGACGACCATCAGCCTCAATCCCAAGCAGGAGGCCGAGGCCGACGAGATCGACATGCGCAACGGCGCCAAGACCCTGGAGCAGGTCTGCATCGAGCGCACCGGCGGCGAGGCCGAGAAGAAGATCCCTCAGCGCGGCAAGGAAGAAGCCATGAAGCGCGCGAACGGGCTTGTCCCGCCGCCTGCAGCACCGTCTGCCGCCAGCGGCGCCCATCCTCCCACCGATCCCGACGCCAAGGACGAGGCCGACGAATGAACATCCTGATGCCACGCATCGCCTCGCGCCTGTTCGGCGAGCCGCTGTTGGTCGATGCCGGCAAGCTGGCCGCGATTCTGATGGGAATCGGAGGGCGTGTGGTCGAGGGCGGCATCGAGATGCCGGGGGGCGTCGAGGCGGTCGATCACTGGGCCTTTGCCGGTGGTCGTCCGTCGGACGCCCTCGGCCGCGTCGGCGATCCGCTGGGCAGCCGCTACGAGCAGGCCGGCGTCGGCAACCGTCTGCTGTCCCGCTTCGGTAATGTTGGCGTGATCGCGATCGAGGGAACGCTTGTCCATAAGGGCAAGTTCGTCGGGCAGAGCTCCGGCGAGACGTCTTACGAAGGCTTGCAGGCCCAGGTGCTACGCGCCCAGCGCGATCCCGAGATCAAGGGCGTCGTTTTCGAGGTCGATTCCTTCGGTGGCGAAGCCGCAGGCGGCTTCGAGACATCGCGCATGATGGCGGAGCTCAGCCGGCAGAAGCCGACGCTGGCCATCCTCACCGACTTCGCATTGTCGGCGGGCTACCTGCTGGCTTCGGCCGCGCGCCAGATCGTCATGCCGGAGACCGGCGCCGCCGGCTCGATCGGCGTGATGACGGTGCATGCCGACATCTCCAAGCAGCTCGCCGATCGCGGCATCAAGGTCACCTTGATCTCGTCGGGGGCTCACAAGGTCGACGGCCATTCCGCGGCGCCGCTGCCGGACGAGGTGCGTGCCCGCATCCAGTCACGGGTCGATGCCACGCGCGACCTGTTCGCCGAGGTGGTCGCGGAGAATCGCGGCGCCAGGCTCACCAAGGCCCAGGCGCTCGCCACAGAGGCGCGCGTCTATCACGGCCAGGAGGCGGTCTCGGCCGGGCTGGTCGACGGCATCGTCGATTCGCAGATCGCGTTCAAGGCGTTCGTCAAGCAACTCAACTAGCAACCCGGAGATGACAATGAGCAACGGAACCGGCCTCGCGGCCGTGATGGCGGCAGCCGATTCGGTGAGCCGTTCCGACCACGAGGCGGCGCTCGCCACGGCGCGCGAGCAGGCCCGTGGCGAAGGCCTCGCGGCCGGCCGGGCTGAGGGCCTGAAGGCCGGCGCCGATGCCGAGCGCGCGCGCCTCGCCGGCATCGACGCCCATGCCCTCAAGGGCCACGAGGCGCTGATTGCCGCGATAAAGGCCGACGGCAGCGTCACGCCGGACATGGCGGCGGGTCGCATCCTGGCGGCCGAGAAGAAGCTGCGCGACGCCCAGATGACCGGCATCGCCGGCGTCGAGACCCACACCGGCAAGGTCGGCGCGGACGCGACCTCCCAGCGCCGCGACGATGCGGCGGCGACGCCGGCCGCCGCCAAGGGCAAGACGCCCGGCGAGTGGAAGGCCGAGTTCGAGGCCTCGTCCGCGCTCCAGTCCGAGTTTGCCTCGGTCGAGGATTACGTGGCCGTCAGGAAGGCCGAGGCCGCCGGCAAGATCAAGGTCTTCGAGCCGGGCCGCGCCCGCTAACCGCTCCTCCCATCGCCACGAAAGGACTCCCAAATGACCACGCTCGCTGCCGACATCGTGCTTAAGACCGAGGGAGGCAACCGCAACGCCTTCCCGGTGATCGCCGCCGACATCATCTACGCCGGCGCCGCCGTCGGCCTGGTCGACGCCAGCGGCCATGCCCGGCCGCTCGCCGCCGCCGATCGCTTCGTGGGCTTCGCCGAGGCCCAGGCCGACAACAGCGCCGGCGGCGCCGCCGCGATCAATGTCCGTGTGATCGAGTCAGGCAAGGTCCAGATCAGCGTGACCGGCGCCCTCATCACCGACGTCGGCCAGCCGGTCTACGCCCAGGACGACGCCGCCTTCAGCTTCAATCCCGTGGCCGGCGTCTTCCTCGGCTTCGTCCACCGCTTCGTCAGTGCCGGCGTGATCGTGCTCGATTTCGACGCGCCGCGCCTGCGCGATCCCTACGGCCGATGGGGCACGCGCGAGCTGCTGTCCGGCACCAAGACCTTCGATGCAGAGGATTGCGGCAAGCTCTTCGTGGTCGATGCCGACGGCGACGACGACGCCCTCACCCTGCCGGCCATCGCCACCGGCCTCTCCGGCCTCGCCATCATGGCGATCGGCGCGTTCGGATCGACCAAGGTCAAGATCCACCCGAACGCCTCGGACATGGTCCTCGGCCCCGACATCACCGGCGCCGACAACAAGGATCTTCTGCTCACCAAGGCGACCCAGCGCCGCGGCGACTATGTCGTGCTGATCGCCGGCGATGCCGACGGCTACATGGTGACCGAGATGAAGGGCGCCTGGGCCCGCGAGGCCTAGCAGCCTCTCCCCGATTCGCAAGTCGAAGCACCTTCCCTCCCTCTTTCGGAGTTCCTTTCCATGTCCGATCTTTCCCTGCTCAGCAGCCGCGCGATCCGCGGCATGTACTTCGCGGCCCGCGAAGCCAATCCCGGCAACCTGTGGCTGCCCAAGGTCTCCAACCTGTTCGGCAGCGACCAGGCGTCCGAGACCTATCGCTTCCTCGGCGCCATCCCGGTGTTCCGCGAGTGGGTCGGCGGCCGCCAGGCCAACGGCTTCCGTGGCGATGGCGTCACGATCGTGAACACCCAGTACGAGAACACGATCGAGATCCGCAAGACCGACCTGCGGCGCGACAAGACCGACCAGATCCGGGCCCGCGTCGGCGAGTTCGCCAACGCCGGCGACACCCATTGGGCCTCGCTGATGACGACGCTGATCGTCAACGGCGAGACCTATACCTGCTACGACAGCCAGTACTTCTTCGACACCGATCATTCCACCGGCAGCTCGGGCAGCCAGTCGAACAAGATCGACTGCGATATCTCGACCTATCCGACGGCGCTGCACGGCGTCACCACGGCGCCCAGCGTCGAGGAGATGCAGTGGGCGATCCTGGCGGCGATCACCCAGATCGCCTCCCTGAAGGACGACCGCGGCGAGCCGATGAACGAGGACGCCTCGTCCTTCACCGTGATGGTGCCGATGGGCCTCGCCATGGCGGCCAAGGCGGCGGTGTCGCTGCTCAACACCGGGCCGATGCCGACCAACATGAACCCGAACCTGTTCGCCGGGCTCAAGGTCGACGTCGTCGTGAATGTCCGCCTCACGACGGCGGGCTGGACCACCAAGTTCGTGGTCTTCCGCGACGACGCGCCGATCAAGGCGCTGATCCGCCAGACCGAGCAGGAAGTCGAGATGAAGATGAAGGCGGAGGGGTCGGAATTCGAGTTCGATAACGACGCATGGCAGATCGGTCTCGATGGCTGGCGCGGCTGCGGCTACGGCTACTGGCAGCGCGCCTGCCTCGCCACGCTGACCTGATCGGGGTGGTGACATGAGGACCATACGAGTCGTCGCCGGCGTGCTGAACGTCGGCCAGGGCCAGCGCCTGCAGCTCACGCCGGCGCAGGCCGGCCCCCGCGCGCACAAGCTCACGCCCAGCACCGGCGACGGTGGCGAGCCGATTCCCGGCCTCTACGTCGCAGCCGCGGCGCAGCAGTTCAAGGTGGGTGAGGTGCTGGGCATCGACGAGGTCGCCAAGAACCAGCGCGACTTCGTCGAGGATGTCGATCCTCCGGCGGCCGAGGACGCGGGCGGCCGGCGTCGCCGCGCCTGAGGCCCGCCTTGCAATGCCAGTCGAATCGGCCGCCGACCGCGCCTCCTTCGTCTCTCCCGACGATTTCGGCATCACGGCGATCTGGAGCCACGACGGCGCGACCGTCGAGGTGAACGGCATCCTCTCCACGCCGACGATGTCGACGCGCGGCGTGAGCGAGGTGGAGACGATCGGCGTCGAGACCTGCCTCCGCTGCCTGTCGGCCGGCCTGCCGCACGGAGCGGGGCAGGGCGACACGGTCGAGGTTGGTGGGCGCAGCTACACCGTGAGGTCGGTGCTGCCCACGGGCGACGGCTTCGCGCGGGTGTACCTCGAGCCGAGTGCGTAGCCGGCACCGGCTGAAAAATCTGGGCCGTGTGGGCTCCCGGCGTTTCGGCGCTGCGCGCCTCCAACGCCAGCCGCCCACGGACTTCAAAGGAGACCACTTCGTGCTCTCCATTGAAGTCAAGACCAACGCCGCCCAGCTTCACCAGCGACTCACCGAGGTCCAGCAGCGCAAGGTCCCCTGGGCGACCAAGCAGGCCCTCGACCGCACCGCCGCCGATATCGTCGCGGCCGAGCGCGAGGAGATGCGGCGGGTCTTCAAGGCGCCGCGCGCGTGGACGACGGACTCGCTAACCTACGAGCCCGCGACCTACGACAACGGCTCGGGCAAGCAACGCAACCGGCCCGCGCTCGTGCGCTTCAAGGAGGACGATCGCCGCAACTCGGCGGGCTTCTACCTCCGCCCGCAGGTTTTCGGCGGCGGGCGCGAGCACACGCCCTTCGAGCGAGCGCTGATCCGGTTCGGGCGGCTCGGTCGCGCTGACTATCTCGTGCCGGGAAAATATGCCGAGCGCGACGCGCGCGGCGACCTGGCGCCGGGGCAGATCACGAAGATCCTCTCCGACCTGCAGTCGCTCGAGATGGCCGTGCGCTCGCACAACTGGCGGGACCGCGGCGCTCGCCGCGGCCAGCAATACGCCTTGCTCGGCTCCACCCAGGGCGTGCCGCGCGGCATCTACCGCGTCGATTCGGGCCGCCGGCTGCTCTGCTTCCTGATCGTGAGCCAGCCGCAATACACGACGCGCTTCGACTTCCAGGGCATCGCCCGGCGCGTGCTCGACGGAAACTTCGCCCGGCACTTCCGGGCCGAGCTCGCCAAGTCCGTCGCCGAGTCGAAGATGAGGCATCCAGAAATGAGGACGGCCTGATGGCGAGGCATGTTCGCACCCAACTGCGCCACGCCATCGCCTCGGCCCTCGACGGCCTCGGCGCCCATGTCTTCCCAGGCCGCACCTGGCCGACCGAGGACCGCCACTATCCGGCGATCCTGATCTATGCCCACGGCGGCACTTCGCAGTTCGACAATCTGGCCGCTACCGATTCGACGATCCCGCTGGACCGCGACGAGCGCGTCACGGTCGAGGCGATCGTGAAGACCCGCAATTCAGAGCCCGACGACGCGCTCGACGACCTCGCCGCCCTGATCGAGCCGCTGATGATGACCGACACGGCCATCGCCGCGCTCGTCGACCGGCGCGAGCTGGTGAGCACCGACATCTCGACCCGCAGCGGCCCCGACGGTCGCGAGGGCTCGATCAAGCTGACGTACCGCATGGTCTTCGCGACCACGGCGGGCAACCCCACGGCAAAAGTCTAGCGAAGGAGCGCAAGCATGGCCCGTTATCACGGCAAGAACGGCAAGGCCGTCATCGGCGGCAGCGACCAGATCAACGAGGTCCAGGACTGGTCGCTCGATATCAGCGTACCGCTGGCCGACGCCTCGGCCATGGGCAACGCCTTCACCAACGCGCTGCCCGGCCAGTACAGCGGCTCGGCCTCGATTAACTGCTCCTACGAGCCGGCCGATTCCGACGGCCAGGAGGCCATGGTGACGGCCCTGCTCGCCGGCACCACCGTGACGCTCACCCTCTACGAGCTGCCCTCCGCCACCGGCGTCAAGTACTGGAGCGGCACCTTCTGGGTCGAGAAGGTGGGCGAGAAAGTTCCCGTGGGCGGCCGCGTCGAGCGCACCTTCGGGCTGAAGCTCGAGGGCGCGCTGAGCCGCCTGACGGTGGCCTGATGGCGCGCCAGCTCGACGCGCTCGCCGCCCATTGGCTTGTCCGCAAGGGCCAGCAGCGCCGCAAGACCATCAAGCTGGGCGATGCCGATTTCACCTTCCACTGGTCGGCCTGGACGCTCGGCCAGCAGGACTACGTCTTCCACGACGCCAAGGCGGGCGAGCCCTTCCGCCCCGAGCGCATGGCGCGCGTCGTCTGCCGCAAGGCCGAGAAGGAGAACGGCGAGCGCATGTTCGCCGATATCGAGCTCACGGACCTGCTGAGCAACGTCGATCCCGACGTCGTGAAGGCCATGGCGCTCGCCATAATCTCCGACCTCTCCGATGACAATGCCGCGGGCCAGTCGGAGGACGTCGACCCAAAAGCCCGGATCGCCGAGGGCAGTACGTCGATCATGTGACGCTGCGCCTCGGCCTCGCCGACCGCCTGCGCTGCAGCCTCTCCGACCTCGACGGCATGACGGTCGCCGAGTTCAACCTGATCGTGGCGGGATACGCCGAGCGCGGTCGCCGGGATGACGAGTTCGATCCCTAGCGTCCCTACTCCGCCACGATCGGCGGGCGGCAGGCGCGGTAATCCGGGGCGGGAGCCCGCGCGGCGCCAATTGCGCACCGTGTTGCAACACATCCCCCAACCCGGAGGCACCCTGTGGCCGAAGACCTGAAAATCGAGATCTCGGCCGAGGACCTCACGGCCCAGGCCTTCGCCAACGTCCAGAAGCAGCTGGGCGATATCGCGACCGCGACCGACGCTTCGGCCAAGGCCATGGGCGGCCTCGCCGAGCAGGCGGGCAAGCTCGCCCAGAAGGGCGCGGACCTGGCGGGCTTCGGCAGCAACGTGGTCGGCATGCTGCGCGGAGGGGCCATCGTAGGCGCCATCGGCTTGGCGTTGAACGAACTGCACAAGTTCAACGACGAGATCGTGCAGTCGATCGCCAAGACCGTCGAGCAGGCGGCCACGCTCAACATGACGAGCGAGCGCTTCCAGAGCTACGCCTATGCCCTGGCCAAGGCCAACCTGGCGCAGGGCGAGACCGCCTCCACCCTCGACAAGCAGAAGCAGCAGCAGAAGCTGGCGCTGGACGGCAATGCCGCGGCGATCGAGGGCTACCAGAACCTGGGCGTCAAGATCCTCGACGCCAACGGCCGCCTGCGCGACTACTCGAACATCACCACCGAGGTGGCGCGCGCCATCCTCGCCATGACCGATGCGGAGAAGCAGGCGGCGGCGGCCAAGGACATGCTGGGCCTCTCCGGCCTGCGCGCCATCCCCGCGCTGAAGCAGCTGGCGCAGAGCGGCGACGATCTGGAGCGCTCCGCCCGCGCCGCCCACGCCATCCTGAACGAGAAGCTCGCCAAGTCGATCGCCGACTCGACCGTGAAGTCCGGCCAGGCGGCGCTTGCCGTCAAGGGCTTCTATGCCGAGGTCGCGATGCCCATCAACATGGGCTTCATCAACCTGCATATCGAGGCCGTGGCCAAGATCGTCGGGCTGATGAAGGACGGCACGCAGTGGACGCGTGAGTTCTATGCCGCGCTGGCCGGCGGCGCGTCGGTCGCGAAGGCCCAGGTGGTGGCCGGCCTGGCAAACATGGACGCGCAATCGACGCGCGACAAGATCGCCGCGCTCGAGCGCGAGATCGCGGAGGGTGCGAAGCCCGGTAGCTTGGAGAAGTATGCCCCGACGCATGCCCCGGCGGGCCGTGCGGTTCAACGGATGGCCGAGAAGCAGGCCGAGCTCGATCGCCTCAGGTCGGGCCTTGGCGCACTCGAGGCACAGGAGGCGGCAGCGCGGGCCGCTGTCGCCGCGGCGCAGACCGAGCGCGAGCGCAGGATGGTCGCGTCGCAGATCGGCCTGCCGATCGAGCCGCCGGTCGTCACGCGCTCCTCCTTCGGCGGCGACAAGGACCCCACGGTCAAGCCGCCGCCCGGTGGCGGCGCTGCGGGCGGCGACCGCATCGAGACGGCGATCAATCGCCTGCTGGGCGAGCGCGAGGCGGCGGAGACGGCGCTCGAACGGATGATGGCCGGCAGTCACCTGCCGCTGGCCGACCTCGAGCGCCAGATTGTGCTCGAGAAAAAGATCGCCGACGAGGTTGCGCGACTCGGCGCGACGAAGCCCGACGATCCGCGCATCCCCCAGATCAAGGGGCTGGTCACAGCCACGCAGGAGGCCGAAGCGGCCTTCAAGAAATTCGACCAGGCCTCGAAGGAGGCCGAGCAGACCGAGAAGAACCTCGGCGACGGCACGCTCTATCTCCGCACCGAGCAGCAGCGGCTGGGCGAGCAGCTCGCCTCGCGCCGCCTCGACCTCGACACCTACGGCATCGCCATGCAGCAGGCGTCGGAGAAGGCCGAGGACATGCGGCTGAAGAACATCGGCCTGCAGGGCGGGTTCGAGGGGCTGGTCGCCGGCATGCAGCATGCGGCGAACCAGTGGGAGCGCAACAACCGCGTCTTCCAGAACGGCGAGAAGATCTTCCAGGGCGTCATGTCGGGGTTGGATCAGGCCATCGCCGATTTCGTCCAGAAGGGCGAGATCAACTTCGGCAAGCTGTTGCAGTCGTTCATCACCATGATCATCCAGATGGAGGCCCGCGCCGCCGTCAGCGCGGTGTGGACTGCCATCGGCGGGTTCGCCGGCATCGGCGCCTTCCTGGGCATTGGTGGCGGTGGCGGCAGTGGCGCCAATCCCGCCGCCCAGAATTATGGTGGCGGGACGTTGAATGGCGGCACGATGGAATACTTCGCCGAAGGTGGCGATCCTCCAGTCGGCTTGCCGTCCCTGGTCGGCGAGACCGGCCCCGAGCTTTTCGTGCCCAAGGTGCCGGGCACGATCTTCAACCAGCGCCAGCTCGCCGGCATGGGGGGCGACAGCATCAACATCGTCCAGAACTTCTCCTTCGGCTCCGACGTCAACCAGGGCACGCTGCGCACCTGGGCGGAGCAGATCAAGAAGGACACGATCTCCTCCCTCGTCTACGCCAAGCGCAGCGGCAACGCGGGGCTCAAAAAGGCGTTTGGATGAGGGCCGCGATGCAGCAGCATTATTCGTTCTGCGCCGTGCGGGCTCCTGGCGTTTCGGCCGCTGCGCGGCCTGCAACGCCTGCCGCCCGCTGGACCGCACCTGCGGTGCGGCCGTGACCATCACCTATCCGCGCGCGTTTCCGACCCACAAGAACTATCGCGACATCACCATCACCCAGCGCAAGGTCGTGGGCGTGAACACCGCCCCCGGCTCGCTGGTGGGGCAAAGCTACGAATGGCCCGGCGAGCGCTGGGAGGCGCAGATCTCGCTTCCCTTGATGAGCCGTGCCGACGGCGATGCCTGGGAGGCCTGGCTGACCTCCCTGCGCGGTCCCGTCGGCTCCTTCCTGCTGCCGGTGCCGGGCGCCACCCCGCGCGGCGCCGCGGCGGCCACGCCGGGCACGCCGCAGGCCGACGGGGCCGCCTCGGCGCGGGCGCGCACGCTGGCGATCAAGACGGGGCTGGGCGTCGTCGCCAACTATCTCCGCGCCGGCGACTGGCTCAGCATCGGCACGGGATCGTCGCGGCGCCTGCACAGGGTCCTGGTCGACGCCAGCCTGGATTCCTCGGGCAAGGCCACGCTCGACATCTGGCCCGCGCTGCGCGAGGCGCTCACCAACTCGGCCACGCTCTATGTCTCGTCGGCGACGGGCAAGTTCATGCTGCTGAATTCCAGCCACGACCTGAAGGTCGACGTGGCGGGGCGATACCAACCGGCGGTTATCTCCTGCGTCGAGGATCTGAGGCCGTGAGCCGCGACCTCACGACGGCGATGGCCGATGCCGTTGCGGCATCGACCGTGCGCCCGATCCTCCTGTTCGAGGCCACCTTCTCGAACGACACCGGCTACTACTGGACCGGCTTCGGCGACCTGGACTGGAACGGCCACACCTGGAAGGGCGTGGGCGACCTGATCGCCATCACGCCAGCCGACGAGACCGACGACGTGCAGGGCGCGGGCATCACTGTCAGCGCCAAGGCCATCCAGTCCGCCGACGTGGCCAAGGCGCTCGCCGAGCTCGCCAACGGCCAGGGCGGCTCGATCCGCCTCGGCCTGCTCGACGAAGCGGGCGCGCTGATCGCCGAACCCAAGATCGTCTTCCGTGGCCGCCTCGACGTCGGCGAGATAGACGACGGCGACCCGGAGAACCCGCTCGTCAATCTCCGCTATGAGCACGAGCTCGTCGACCTCGAGCGCGCACGCGAGTGGCGCTACACGTCGCAGCACCAGGAGCAGTTGTATTCCGGCGACACCGGGCTGAAGGGAGTCGCGGCCCTGCAGGACGTAGACATCATCTGGGGTCGCCGCTGATGCTGCGCCGCGCCGAAGGTTGGGAGGGGCGGCTGGCTGCCTTCCTCGAGGAGCGGCGTGACATGCCCTTCGCCTGGGGGCCGAACGACTGCATCACCTTCGGCATCGCGGCCGTGCAGGCCCTCACCGGCGTGCGCGTGCGCGAGGTCACCTGGACATCGGCCCTCGAGGCGGCGCGCGAGATCGATCGCGAGGGCGGGCTGGAGCGAGCCATCGGCTCGGTGCTGGGCACGCCGCACGACAACTGGCGGCGGGCGCGGCGCGGCGACGTGGTGCTGACGGGGAGCAACGAGCTGGCGGCAGACGAAGGCGGGCCGGTGATGCTCTGCATCGGCGCCGAGCTCGTCGGGCCCGGTGTCGATCGCATGCAGGCACTCCCCGTGTCGATGGCGCGGAAGGTCTGGCGCGTCGGCTGAGTCATTGCCGGGAGCGCGCCACTCCAGTGGCGCATCTTTCATGAAACTGAGCGCCACTGGAGTGGCGCGCTCCCGGCAAAGAGGTCCGATATGATTTTCATCGGGCTCGCGCTGGCCTTGCTCCTGATCGCGACGCCGGCCGAGGCCATTCCCGTGGCTTTCGTCGCCGCCGCACTTAGCATCGCGGCGACCAGCTGGGCCGCCGCTGCCATTACTTTCGCGCTAAACTTCGTGCTGGCGGCCGCGCTGTCGTTCGTGGCGCAGGCGCTGTTCAAGCCCTCGGTGCCGTCGGCGAAGGCCCCGGGCGCCGCCGGCCAGGCCAGCAGCGTCGACAACAAGATCACCGTTCGGCAATCGGCGGCGTCGCGCCAGATCGTCTATGGCGAGATGCGCATCGGCGGCATCTACGCCTTCATCCACTCCACCGATTCGAACAACCACCTCCATGTCGTGGTGATGGTGGCGGGCCACGAGATCGACTCCTTCCAGGAGGTATGGGTCAACGATGCGGCCTATTCCGTCGAGGACGATCTCGACGACGACGGGTTCATCTCCAAGGCCGGCGACAAGTTCGGCACCAAGCTGCGCTTCAAGTTCCATCTCGGCGCCGCCGACCAGGTGGCCGATCCAGACCTGATCGCCGAATGCGGCAGCGATGTCTGGAGCACGACCGACCGGCTGCGCGGCATCGCCTATGCCTATGTCCGGCTGGTGTGGAATGCCGACACCTTCGGCGGTGGCGTGCCCAACCTCAGCTTCGTCGTGCGCGGGAAGAACGACATCTACGACCCGCGCGACGAGTCGACGGGCTACAGCGCCAATTCGGCGCTCTGCCTCGCCAACTATCTCTGCGACACGACCTACGGCATCCCGGTCGACTACGAGTCAGGGATCGACGAGGCGGCGCTGATCGCGGCGGCCAATATCTGCGACGAGTCGGTGACCCTCGCCGGCGGCGGCACCGAAGTCCGCTATCGCACCGACGGCATCATGACCAGCGATGCGCAGCCGCAGGAGATCATCGGCAAGCTGCTGGGTGCCATGCACGGCAAGGCGCCCTACGACGGCGAGCGCTGGAAGATCATGGCGGGCGCCTATGCGACGCCCAGCCTCACCTTCACCGACGACGACCTGCGCGCCGGGCCGAAGATCCAGACCATCACCTCGCGCAAGGATCTGTTCAACGCGGTCAAAGGCACCTACATCGGCGCCTCGCCGCCGGCGGGCGACGAGCCGCCGCCGCCGGTCCTGGATTTCACGGCCACCATCGACAAGGTGCTCAACCGCGGCGAGACCGCCCACGGCGTCGACGCCCATGCCGTCATCCGCGGCAACGAACTCAAGCTGAAGCAC